CCCTAAATTTCCAGCTCCGTTGTACCCCCAAGTATAGACTGCCCCTGTAGATAATAAACACATGGATGCACCGTAAGTTCCAGTAAACCCGGTATTAAATCCATGCGCTCCTGAAAACTTAGAAACCGTCACTCCCCCAAACGCATTGACTAATTGAGGTGTTGATTGATCTGTTGTACTTCCAATTCCTAATTGACCTCGGGCGTTATACCCCCACATGTACAAATCGCCGGATGTGTCAATTCCGGCTGAAAAACCCCCATACTCTCCCATAGCATAAACTTTAACCCAATCGCTTTTTGATAATAGTTGTGGTATCGATTGGTTAGTAGTATTGCCTATACCTAATTGTCCCTCTCCATTAAACCCACACGCATACAAACTGCCATCATCGGCTAAAAACAAAGTGTGGTATCTACCGAGGTAATAATATCCTTTAGACAACTGAACATCAACTATATTGACACCATTTAAAGCGGTCACTTTTGTTGGCACCAAAACATTGGAAGTATTACCTACTCCCAATTGGCCGTAGCTGTTATACCCCCACGCCCATACCTCTCCATTATCCATAAGTACGATATTATCACGCCCCTGTCGTTCCCATTTAATCGGCGTTCCGGTTGTCCCAAGTGGGAAAGCTGGTTGAATCATAAATGTGGAATCATCAAGATAACTGCCTTTCCCAAGGTTCCCATAAACTGCATCGCCCCAGCACCGCAAAGTATTATCGTCTAAAATGACACCCCCAGATCGATACCCACCATCACTAGCTGCACCATCCGTATTCGGTAACGCAACAACTCGCCGTTGTGGGTTTTGCCCCCACTGGACAGTAGAACTCGCCCCCACGCCAAGCATGTCGTATTGATTACCAACTGGCAATCGAGTAACAGACGTACCATTGTTGTACAACAAATCCCCTTTAGTCGAAAGTAAAGTCGAAGAAAGCGCGCCCAACGTTATTAACGCGGTTGCAGCGTCCGCATCGTCCAAAAGCGTTTGTGCAAACGAGCTAATACCTAAAGTTGTTTGAGCTTCGGCTGCGTCGGCATCGTCAATAAGGCCCTGCCCAAACGTTGATACTGCATAGCCCCCAACCGACGCCCCATCGGCTACGCTGGGTACGCCCGTGGTATTGTTAAAAAACAGATATTTTCCCTTGCGCTCATTAAGCGGAGGAAGCTCAACCGGAGTAGCCCCAGTGTCCGATGGAGATTGACGAATCGTCCGGTTTAAATCACGCTCCAATTGTTGCTGAATGGCTATGCTTTTGTTTAACGCTAAATTCATAGCATCCGACTCAAACGCCCCGGATTGAGTAAAACCAGTGGTTCGAGCCACGGGTATGTCTCGGGAAAGCGTAACATTGTCATCGAGCGTCAGCCCCGAAGTAAAAACCACCTTGCCACCAGCTAGGCCATCCGCCAGATCGTCCGATGTAATGCTTGACCCGTCGGCTTTTTTCACGGTATAATCGGTAATCTCAGTTTTCAGTACGTCATTTAAATACACTTTAATATCGGACGTCTCATAAATTACGTATGTAAATACAAAGTCTGTTTGGCTTGCTGTCGCTACATACTGATTAATGGGGTCTATGTCGTTTACGGGTACGTTTGCCATGGTCTATCTCCTATAGTATAATATCATTTCTCATTCGGTGCAAACCGAGTTACGGGTGCTTCTTTGCCTTCGACAAAGTATTCTTTTTTATCCGACACTGCCCGAGCCGTAATCTCTGGGTATTCAAGTAATAGCTGATCCTGTGCCAGTTTCACATCTGTCTGATACAGTTTTCGCAAGGCTCCGCCGCGGGTCGCCGTTGGTTTCCCAATCTTTTCCATCTCTTTAGCCGGTATAGCTGGCAACGACTGGTAGAAGGGCGACTCAGTCAATTTTAACATTTTGTCATACGTCCCTAACTCGCCCATCAACTCTAGTAATCGGTTGTATTCGTCGGCATTTAAACGCGCTTGTCCTACCGGGGTGGGTACCCGACGACTCGGCTTACGAATAATAGTACCGTTGTTTAACTCCTCAATGGCCAGTTTGTCGTTTGCGCCATATTGCGTGATTGAAATCGGGATTATATTACCCACCGCTGTCGAACGCCTTGGAATCGGCCGGCCAAATTTATCAAGTTTGTCCTCGCCTAAATTTAATCGAGCCAGTATACTTTCCCACAACGTATCGGTTTGTTTTTTATTGTCTTCAAAAAACCGAGACGTCCAAGCTACTGCGCCCGGGACAGTCAAACCTGTAACTAAACTCTTACCGGTTCGCTTCAACCCATACTCGTCCTGCTCCGTCAAAACGTTAAATAGATCGCCCAATTGCCCCGTGAAGTTTGAACTCATAATCTGATCGGCAGTCCCAAGCATACCCGCAGCTATATAGTTAGTAATATCTTCGGCAATGTCGTCTTCAATAGTATCGCCGTCCATGTAGTGAAACAACTCCACCACATTGGCCGCTCGGATAAACGGCGCGCTCAATGGGCTAAAATCGTTTAAGCCAATAACCGTATTGCCAATGCGCATCGAGTTTTCAAACATACCCGCATTGTCTAAAGTAGCCCGTTGGCCCGGATCTTTTATGACCGACCCGCGAGTTAAGCCATCATACGCCACCTTAAAGGCCAATACTTGCGCGCCCGTAGCTATAGACATTCGGCCAATGGCTAAATCCCGCTCACGGCCGGCTCCGCTGCGTAATGCTTGTTGGGTTAGCGAAGTGCCTCGAACATTTAACAAACTTAGTGGCGATTTTGCCAATTCGTACTTGGTCAAGTGATATGTAGTTTTTACAAACGGAAAAAGCAAGTCGCCACCCGGTATGTTGCGAACTAACGACTCGGCGGCTTTACCAACGCCCGTGAGGTCTTCCGTTAAACTGACTCTTTTAGCTTCGGCTCGTGCTTGTCGGCCAGCGGTAACTTGTTGCGCTAATGTTTTATTTTTTAGCGAGCTTAACTTTTTTGTGTCTAAAAAGTCTTTCAAGTTTTCTTGTTCCCAAATATCAGTTGTTAGCTCTTTTACTCGAGCATTAAACGCTTCTCCCGTTAGCCCTTCGTTTGTCGCTCTAGAGATAGCTCGCGCCTTAAGCTCTGCACGAAACACAATTGCTTGCCCCACATGGTCCTTGTTGCGGTAAAAACCCAGTACCGGCTCCATTGCCGACGTTGCGTAGTCTAGCGCACGTAAGGCCACGTTGTCTGGCCGCCCCGCTAAATCTGCAATTTTAACGTCGGTCTCTTGAACATTTAATTTTGTACTTGAATCCAAACGAACTGATTTTGCTTTTTCCGCCATGTCATCTAAAAACCCTCGAACTCCAGTCTTGATTGCGCTAATCTTTCCGGTTTCTGCGGCAGCCTCTTTGGCTTTTTTAGCATTTAATTTTGCAATCTTGCCGGTGCCAACGATGACTTGTTTCCAATACTCGGCGTATCCGGCCGATAACGCCTTGGCCTCAGTAAACGTAATATCCGTTGCCTCAGTCGCTTGTCGAAACACGCCGTTGCGATACGCCTCGTCAACGAATCCCGCCCAGCCTTTTTCTTGCTTAATCGTTTTTGCTGCTTTGGCCCCGCGTCGCGCCGAACTTACTGTAGCCCCAGCAAACCGGTCCGCCACTTCCCACGTATGCCGATACATATCTGATGTCACATCCCGGGCCATAGACACTGGCGATGATAGTAGAAAACTTTTAAATCGGCGAGCAATAACGTCGTTTATGTTTTTTACCTTTTTACGGATATCTTTCCTAGTCCCTTTCATGTACCCTGCGACATCCCCATCCAACTCGTACAGTTTAATGATAGATTTTGCAAGCGTTATCTCGTCATCAAGTTCTAGTTTGCCGGTCGCCACGCTTTCTTGCAACGAGTTAAAAAACCGCACACTCGGTTTGTTTGTTCGAATCTGCATAGCGCGCGCAAACTCGCCAGCGGTATCTTGCGATGCTAGGCCAATCTGAGAGTAATCATCTGCTAACTCTCTTACCGCCCTCGCCGCTTTAATATCCCCCGCGTCAACAAGCGCGGACAATGTTGCAAACGGCTGTGCTAACGCTTCGTGCTGAACGTCTTGAACCACCATAACGGCAGCCGAATGTTCATCAACTTTTAACTGCTTAACTGCTTTATACGCGTCTCGCGATCTTAAATCGTCAACAGTTATCCCCAATATCTTAGAAGCCTCGATAAGCTCCTGCCGGGTCTTTTTTTCTTTTGCTGGCTCTGTAATCGCCTCTTTTAGCCGACCACCTACGGACGGTAACGGAGCTTGTTTTTGTGCGTTTTCTACTTTTTGCCTAACTCGCTTCATAGTTTTTTGAACCGGCGTAACTACAGTATCTACACTTTTTCGAGCTTGGTTTACTCGAGCCATGTCGCGCACGGACCGAAGGCCTTTGAGTACAAAATTGACAGGGAGCCCAAAACCGAAGGCCTCGAACGCATTAACCAAACGTGTCTCAAACGGCGAGCCCTCTGCGTCTTCTTTTAAATACGCCGGTAATTTTTTAGCCAGCTCGGGATCTACTGCCTTAACTAAATTTTCGGTTAAGGCCATTCGCTCCTCAAATCCTATAAACGTTGCGGCTGCCTCTTGCGCTGCGACTTTTATACCCTTCGGTACTTTGGCTGCTGCTTTAGCAACCCCCGTCGCACGGGATGCCTGACTGATAGGTAAAAACGCTGTTGCAAACTGTGTGATAGCCTCCGCAACTTTTCCAGCCGCTGTTTTAGGCTCAGAGATAAGCCCCTCAACGCTGAGGCGTTCCCGTAAGTTATCTAAGATTTCATCCGCCCCCGGACCTAAAACGACATCGGCTACGTCAAACCCTAAATTTTTTGCTGACTCAACGGCTTTTAACGCACCTGATGCCACCCCCTTCGACACGTCTGCTCCTTGCGTGCCTATTGCTTTTAGCTTTTCTGGGTCTGGGGGCCTATCAGTTGATGTTTTTGGTATAAAGTCCTTAACACTATACCTGTCCCTCTCCACATCTAGTGACCGTTGAGTTACCCCCTCTACTACATTAAAAGCTAAGTCTTTTAAAGACTCGACAGTGGTTAACACGCTGGCGACCGCCCCTTTAGGTAAGTCAAGAAGAAGACTGACTTGATCTGGACTCGCCCCCATAATTTCCTCCGGGGTCGCTTCAAGCGCGGCTTTAATTTTTTTTGTACGACGAACCCGCTCTTGAACTCGCGCTTTAATATTATCTTTTATTTGCTCTAGCTGTGCTAATCGAGCCGCTTGCGCCTCCTCTTTATCAGTAAGAACTTCTAATCCGGCTGCTATACCCGCTTGGTTAGTTTTATCTTGTTGCTCTTCTAAATCATTCACTTGCATTGAGTATCTCCTCTAACTGTGCTTGGTATTCTTTAATGGTGATTTCACCTTCCATAAATTGTTTATCTAACATTTCTACAGTTTTATCCCCCCCGTTTTCGGCTGCCTCCGGCCCCTCCATGGCTTCTCGAAGTGCTGGATACACGTTTTGCTCAGCGTATTGCTTTAACTCAAGCGTCGTTTTTATCTCGCCACGCTTGTAAGCGTCTGCCATAGCTTCCATCTGGGTAGCAATTAGCTCATCGGCATTGGCTTCTCGTTCTGTAATTTGCCCCGTTGAGGCCGCCGCAAACGCCGCAAACACATCAAGCGGCTTGCCACCGACAATTGCGTACATCCGCTCTTTAATGCTATTCATCGCCGGTGACTGAAAAAACTCATTTTCTTGCTGTTTTATTGTATTCATGACATACGTCAAATCGCCCGAGCTCAACCCAGCGGGGTACTCCCCCCTTAAAATTTCCTGTTTAACAACTTGGCCATCGCCTTGGTAAACCCGAAGCGCCAAGTTTCGTTTAAGTAACGGATCCGTCTCCGTCGCTTGGTTTTGAAGACTTTGGCTAAACTCTCTTAATTGTTTTCGCTCCTGATACGTTTTACCAGTAGCCACAAACGCTTCTGCAGCTGCCCCAAAATTAGGATCGCTAGAATCCATACTTATCAGCTGTTCGCCACGTACAAGCTGTTGCTCAACGCGTTGCTGTTCTTGTTGCTTCTCCGCATAGTTTTCTGCCTGTAATTGTGTGTTAAACGCTTGTTTCACTCTTTCCGCGGCTTTTAATTTTACGTCGTCGGGTAACGTATCAAACGCTTCAATGCCTGTGTCACCGGTTTGTACTGCAGCCATGAAGCCAATCATATCGTCTTGCCCAATCGCATACGTAGTAAGCTGGGACACCTGAATACTCTCAATTTCTGCCGTGCGTTCCACTGCATACTTCCGATCTAGTAACGCAACCTGCTCGGGCGTTTGATACCCCTTTCGCAACACCTCACTTTGTAGCCGACGCTCCCGACTGTCTTCAAGCTCCTCTAAATAAATTGCAGTTAGTTGTTGCCCTTCCGGCGTAGACACGTCGATATTTTTTAAACTTTCAACAAGCTGTTCATGATGGCTCTCATTTGCTTTTTGTTGATCTAATTGTAAATTGTTACTAAACGCCTCACGAGATTTAACCAGCCGTTGATTAATAATCCCGTTGCTCAATACCGATAGCTTATCCCTGTATTGCTCGGGAGCTTCGCTAACTAGCGTGTCCACATACGCCGTTGCTAAACCTTGGGCCTTGTCTGGGTTTGGGTTTTCATCAAAAATTCGGGAAACCTTTGTTTGAACCGCAGAAGCCGCCGACGTATAATACAGATCGGCAGTGGCTTGTTGGGCGATAAGATTTTGTCGCTGAAACGCCACCAGTGTTGAACTGGCCAGTCCAAGTACACGCTGTTGCGCTTGTGCCGCCCCAGCAATCCCAGCCGGTGTGACCGACGGAGCCTGAACCGGAGCCGAACGTAACGACACGCCCTGGCCTCCATACCGTGGTGTTCGAGATGCTAAGCTCATCGACCCCCTCGCATTGAATAATACGACGTAAGCCCCGCCAACGGAGCCCCAAGCAATCCGCCTTGTCGAGCTTGTCCTGCGGCGTAACCATATTGTCGAGCTTGAGCTCGTTCTTGGGCAATGCTTGTTCGCAACCCAAGCTCTCGGGTGGACGTAAACAATTTACCCAAGCGATCGGCTCTGGCCACCTTACTAACGTCTTCGGTTTGAATAGCCTCAAACGACCGACCAGATACCCCGGCTGAGCCAAACGCCGCTTGTTGCGCCGACATAACCGCCCGAAGCTGTTGCTGCCGTTGTAACTCGTCCTCCGCCGCTTGCGTTCGCTCAGCTTGCATTTGAAGCTCAAGCTGTTTTGCTTGCAATTCAGATTGTCGTTTTTGAAACTGAGCCATGTTTGCTTGCGCTTGCGACTGGCTATACGCCGAATATGCTGAAACTGCTGCGATAATTGCTACAAATGGTATTGCCATGATTACTCCTATTTTACCTCAATTAGTACACCTAAGACAATAAACTCCAACGGTTCTGTTTGCGTAATGGTGATTGTTGGTTCTCGATCGACACCGTTTAGATACACTTTTTTGTACCCGGAAAACGTTTGGATAGGTGAGTCGAATAAATCTCCGAATTGCCGAAACGCCGGCTCATAAGTATTATTCAAAAATTGCACCTGAATGTTTCGAGAATTGTGTAGCCGAATCTGAGCACTAACAAGCCGCCGATATTGGCCCGCCATTGAATAACCGCCAAGGTCCACGTCCACAGGCAACGTCTCTATACTCGCCGAAAAATTAATGCCCGCTTCAATCGCACTAACTTTTTGGGAGCTTGTAAAATTCCCACTCGCCACCGTAACATTTTGCAATATGTAATCGTCGCCCCGGACCTTGACCGTCTCACCGTCCAAATGGCCATAGCCCGTCCACGTATCTGTAGGCGAGCCGCTCGTTGAAAGTTTGGAAGCGTCCATATACGCAGCTTCGTTAAACTTCTCAATATAGCGTACCGTACTTCCATTGATTGTCCGTTTAACAATTACATAAACTGTTTCGTCCACAACGGTAATGTCCTCAAATTCACCCTCAGTCGTAAACAAACTCCATGCGGCCAGTCCAACAGAACGCAATGCGCTAAACACGGCAATCGTCCCGTCGGTATTCAATAAGTACACAAAATCAGCCGGGACCGTACTGGTCGCTTTTCGCACTACTAAACTGCGAGACGCCTTAATTAAATGCGACGAATACAACGACACGTTGGCGGCGTTGTAACTTTTCTCCACGTCGTTGTATAAAAACTCTCGAATAACACGGCCATTGTTCTGCACAAATATCGTGGCACCGTCAACCGACACCGGCGTAACTGCACTAGCTCCGTGGCCAGTAGCCGGCAAGACTGAAATGTTTTCGGGCGTAATTGGTTCAGTCTCACGGTTGGGCACATAATACTCTCCCGCCGTTGTAAAAATCTGAAACGTGCGCCCGGGGTATATTCGTTGAATTGCATTAAGCTCGTCGCTATCCAGAGTCACATCAATTGCGTCGGCGGCGTTACTGCCATTAATATCAAAATTATAAAAGTAACTAACCTTCGAGCCCCATAGCGTTTGCGGACGCGCCTTGCTTCCGCCAAACCACAACCGAGATTGATAAAACGTTAAACTCGCTGGCCACCCACGACTTGCGCTCCACGCCGGCTCATAACCAGATTCGTACTCCCAATCCCCGCCATTAATCGACGTATCGGGAAAGTCAACGTGCACGTCTCCAACAACTTCAGTTGCGCTAACATATTGAGTGATAAATAAAATCCCACCCTTTTTCCCAATCACATATTGATTAACACTGCCTGCGCTAAAAATACTTTGCGTTGAAGTAACGGTTACGTCTCGACCGCTTGCTGAGCTCAAAGTCAAATGGTTTGTCGCCGGTTCAGTCACCGTAACGCCGTTAAACGCATACACCGGTATGTGCTCAAATGTAACATAGGCCGCTGTCCATGCTGTATGAGACGTGCGTTGAATTTGAATCGGCTGAACATCGGGGTGTACCAAAAGCAAGGTGTCCGCCGATTGTGTAAAATCCATCTCTTTTATTTGGTCCAAGGTTAAAGTTGAGATCGGCGAGCTTGTTAGCGTCGTTTGTAAAACATCGTCTTTATAAACTTTTAACTCGCCAGCCGTAAACACCAACAGATAAGTTTGAATATTGTTAAACTCAAAATTAATCAAGCGAGCTTCTTGGTTTGACGTCGTTGCCGCCACGTATTCTAGCCCCTCTCGCCTAAACGCATACCCTTCGGGGCTCACGTATACATTGCGCAATTGCTTGGCTGAATCGGCGTATCGCTCACGGCGAATATCCATAATCGAAGTGGCGTTAATCTCACCCCCCACAAACGATCGCTGCGCCGCTATAAGTTTTGTTTTACGAGCCATTAGCCCCTAACCGCAAGGTAGCTCTGCGTTCCGGGGGACGTTCCTGTGCCCCCTGAGTTTTGAGAATCTATTAACTTAGCGTCAATCAACTGCTGCTTTAATAGATTGCCATATACCGCTGCTTTATCAGCGTCTTCCTGTAACGCAATGGCCAATAAACGAGCCAGATCAAACTCAAGCGCACGCGCAAAGTAGGCAGGGAATTTATGCTCGGGCGGCGAAAACGCATAAGTAATTTTCAATTGCGTGGCGTTACAATAAATTTTATCCTCATGAATCTCGTAATCTAGGGTAGGTGGGTTTTTCTTAATCAGCCTTAAATAGTTAGTCGGCAATTGAAAAGCGGCCGAGAAACCATATAGCGGAGTAGCCGCTAGTTTATTAAGCTCTACTTGGTTAATCGCAAACCGCCAAGGATGGCTCTGTAACAAGCCATCCCTAGTGGTGCTATATAGCGATTTACATAATTTAGCTTCACGCGTACTATCTGAAAACGACGTTATCTCGTCGGCTCCAATCAATAATAACGCGGCGGTGCATAAGCTAATATCTGTAATCGCCATAGTTATTAGTTAGTGTCCGTAGCCGTAATAACCAAACCGTCAGTGACGTCAACCACGCCGCCAGTGTTGCTGTTAACAACATTGAAGCTGTGGACGGGCGTTCCGCCAGTTGAAGACACAACAAGAATTATGTCGTTCACTTTCAAGTTTACGGACCGATCATTAAAATAACCGGCTGCTCGGATTACAGACAACGCATCGGGCGAGCTGTAAATGAACAAATCGGGAGTGTCCTGTCCGTACTGAGTGATTGCTTTAAATGAATTAATGTCGAATGCCATTTACCTGTCCTCCTTATACATATGACTCGTCAGTAGTAATTTTAACCAAACCAGACGCATCGATAACGCCAGCCTCAGCCGAAAAGTACATAACAATCTCGTCAGAAATAGTATTTGCGTTATACTCTACGCGCATAGTGAAGTCTCGGTTCATGACGTAACCGATCGCATCTCGCACATACGCAAAGTTTGTTCGGTCATTAGTCGCCAAAGGTAACCCACCTTCTGCTCCGTTATTGCCAATGAATTTGAAATCAAAGCCGTAAAAGCTAGAGATGCTACCATTCACCAAAGTTTTGACTGCGCTTGTATCAATCGTTTTAACATCGGTTTCTTGAGTCAAGTGGTGTTTGCCCCGTGCGCTCGCAACAATGTAACGGCCTTCATCCGGTACACCATCTTCGTCAAGCAATAAAGCTGCTTGAGCAATCATCGCAACGTTTAGGTTGTCGTTACTACCAGATATGTTTTTAGCAACAGTTTTTGACGGAGAAGCTGCAACCAAAGCGTCAATGATGATCTGGTCTTCTTTTCGGCGACACGCTCCAGTAATTGCTGGTTTTAACTCTGCAATTGCGTCGTAGTTAACTTCGCTTTTTAGAAAATCATCACAAGAGACACGCCCAGCGTATCGTTTAATCGTGATGGTTACTTTAGAAACCGGGGGGTTACTCTGTAAAACTTCCGTACCAACAGAGTGCTCAGTCATTCGGATCGCTCCGTAAATTGGAAACTGATGCGATTCGCCGCCAGTAGTTTTAACTCGTACGGTATTTCTTAATGTTCCGCCTTCTTCAATAAATTCGTGATGAACATCCGATTCAAACGTTTTGAATTGGATAGTGTTTAAAATATTATATGACATGGTTTATCCTCAATTCTTAACAACTAGTACAACAGTCGAATTGGGTTATCGCCACTTAGCGGGCCTCATCTGCCATTTAAAGTTTGGGTCAACTTTAGTTTTTTACGGGCTTTAAAAAAAGGTTACCATAAAAAAACTACAAACAGTATAACTTACTTTTTTTTAATTGTCAACCGGTATGCCCGCCGCTTGAAAGTATTTTCGCATTTTGCCTAAATACTCTTCTTGTTTTGCGGGGTAAGCCTCAAACAGATGACCATTTTCTTTCTGATACTTTCTAGCTTCTGATAAAAGCTCTTCGGCCGACTGTTTTGACACAGCCGATACGTTGCCCGACGGAATAGTTAGCTTTTCTTTAACTAGATTCCGGTGTAAAAAATCCAGTGCCTCTCCGGTCGTAGCCATGCTATCCAGTATTTTTTGATCGGCTTCGTTCAATCCCTTTTTATAATTATTGAGCTCGCCAAGCACTTGCTCTTTTCGGTGCCCAAGCTTTAGCAACTCGTCCTCTGGCTTAACTTTAGACGCTTCAATCGACTCTAGGTAACTTTCAAGCACCCCTTCGGCTTGCTCTTTATTTAATCCGTTTTTCTTAAAAACGTCTGCAAGGTACGGCAAATCCAATGTTTCACTTAACCCTTTATACTTCTCTAGCTGCCCGCCCTCTTCAAAATTAAAATCGTAATTATCTGGGACTTTATATTTATCCTCGACGTCCTTAATGTTTTTCCGCAACTCCCCGATGTATTTACTCTGTTCGCTATACGCCGCCGCTAAATCGCCAGCAGTTTTATATTTACCGCCCAGCAAATCCACAGTTTCCGTTTCAGCACTAACAACTTCGGCCTGTACTTCTGTTGCTTCTGGTGCTTCTGTTGCGACACTTTCTGCTTGCACGTTTTCGGTTTCTACACTTTCTGTTGGGGTTTCAAGTAATGACATTAATTAGCCTCCTTAGCTTTATTTTTCACTTGCTCTAAAAGTCGTT